TTACAGGAACAGGCAGTGCGGCGGCTAATAAAGCGGTTACAGGCGGTCTAGCAACAACTGGTGGCGCATTGGCAACAGGCACCAAGCCTTCTACGGCTCTTGAAGAAGGTGTCATTGCTGGTTCAGTAGATTACCTTGTTGGTTCTCCTGAAGCCGGGGCATCCACCACAGATAAACTTATTTCAGGATTGGAGAAAGCCGGTATTACAACCGCGCTAGATAAGTATTTATTGCCTAGCCAAACAAGTGGTGCATCTGGAGGAACAGGCTCTACTGGGGCGCCGTTGCCTAGTGCAACCTCAACAACTGCTACACCACAATCCGGAACAACACCCGGCTCATCTGCATTAGCTCAAGCTCTGAACGTAGGAGATATTGGCGCACCCATCTTTGGTTCTAGCGACCTTGGAAAGAGTCGTTCCGTTTGGAACAGAGAATCACTCAAAAACCCAAATCAGGTGACTTAAATGGCAAAGCAAATAGCAAAACTCCTTAGAACAGAAACCATGGCTGACATAGACCTTAAAGGTCTTGCTCAGATTTTGAAATCCAAAGGTCGGGGTAGAGATACGTTGCTTGCCCACATTACGCCTAAAGAAGCTGAGTACCTTAAAAGTCGCGGTGGTTCAGGCACGATTAACCCACATACAGGCTTGCTAGAGTTTGATGATGGCGGCGGTGAAGTGTTTGACGTCTCTACCGGACAAGCGCAAGCTCCTGAACAAGTTGCCGCGGCTAATCCTGACTTGTATCCCGGAGGCAAATTACCTGAAGCCGGTCAAGCTACGCAATATGCACCCGGTGGAGGCGCAAGCTATATTCCTTCAACTGCGGCGGCGGCTCCCGTTATAGGCGGTACCAGTGATTCAGGTTTAAATTATTCTCTTGGTCCAGTTACCGGCGGTGTTGGACTTAGACCTAGCGGTGTAGCTCCAAGCGCCCCAGTGCTTCCAAGTGGTTATTCTTTAACTGGAGCGCCTGATTACAGCATTACAACGCCCGGAGTTGTTACGCCTTTTGGTCAAGACGATACATCTGGTCAACCCAAATTGCCCGGCATGAACGCGCCCCAAGCACAAACAGCGGCACCAACTCAAGAGGGAACAACGTTTGGAATGAGTAATTCAACCCTTGCTAGACTTGGTTTAGCCGGTGGATTAGGACTTCTTGGCGCTTATAAAAACAAACAAGCGGCGGCATCCACAGATGCTGGAATTGCGCAACAAAAAGCTATTGCACAACCTTATCAAGCAACAGGCGCAAACTTGCAACGCGCGGCGGCGGCTGGTGAACTCACACCTCAGTCTATGCAGTCTTATCAAGCGGCTCAGGCTCAATTACAACAACAAGTGGCTAATACAGGCGGTGTAGGCGCGGCTCAAGCATCTGCAACGCTTGAGAACTTGCGCCAAACACTGCTAAACAATCAGTACAACTACGGTCTGCAAGTCTCTCAAATTGGTGACAACATTGCTCTTGGCGCTATTCAACAAGGTATGCAACTTGACCAAGCGCTTAACCAAGCAAGTACTAACTTCTATACACAACTTGCTGGAATTGCGGCGGGTGTGCCGACTTATGCTAATCCATATCAGAGGACAGTATGACCATAGGAACCAATTCACAACCGCCATTAGCTCCGGCTTATACGTTGCCGGAAGTGCCTACTGCACCTCCAGCGCCTCCTTTGGGAGATGCGCTAGGTACAAACATGGGCGGTATTCCGGGTATGCCTCAAAATGTAGAACAGTATTTTGGTGGCAAAACATTAAGAGACGTAGCTGGTCAAGAAGCTAAAGTACGTCAACAACAGCTTGGATTGCTTCAGCAACAAACAGGGCTAGAGCAACAAATTGGCGAGAACAAACAACAACAAGAACAGTTTTTGGCTCAAGCTAAAGCTGATATTGCGCGTCAAAACAGAGAGTCTGCACAGCGTATTGAACAAAGTATTCAAGACACTCGTCAAAAGTTTCCTTATCCAGAATTTCACCCGACTAAAGACAACGTACAAGACTTAGCAACGCTATTTAGTCTAATCGGCGTTATTGGCGTAGCCATGGGTGGTCAAGGCAAGATGGGCGCAACAGCGTCCCTCAACGCTATGTCAGGAATGATGCAAGGTTGGCAAAAAGGCAGACAAGACCTTTGGACAAAAGAAAAAGATGAGTTTGACAAAAACATGGCTCGTGTCAAACAAGTTTTGGATGATGCCTATAAAGACGCTGATAGAGCAATGAAAACGCTTGCCTACAACAGAGAAGAAGCTGAAGCCTATGCTAATCAAGCGGCGGCTAAACTGGGCGGTCAAGTTGGCAAACAAATCTTGCAAAAGCAGGGTGTAGAGAAGTTTTACAACTACATGGAAAGTCTAAAAGGAGACTTGCAAAAAACAGAAACCATGTTGCAACAAAAAGAACTTCATGCTCAAACTGAAGCCGCGGCAGAGCGTCGTCACCAAGAGTCTATGCAACAGCAAAGAGACTTGGCTCAAATCAAGGCTCAAACAGGCATGGGCGATATTGGCTCTTATATTCAAAGATTTACCGGCTCTAATGTTGATAAGAAAAATCAAGGCAACGTTATGGTTGCTGGTAACGCTATTGGAGACGCCTACGCGCTTAAACAGCAAGTGGCAGAGCATCCTGAGTGGGTTGGTCGTGAAGGTCAAATTCAGCGTTTCTTCAACACTTATGTTGATTCTTTCTCCAATAACAAACCTTTACCGGCTGACGCTGGAGCAGATTTAGCCAAGGACCCATCCGGTCAAGCGGCGCTTATTTTTGCTAAAAAGTACGCAGAATACTTGGTTAACTATGAGCGTTCACTGGCTGGTGGAGCAAAAGGCTTTACTGTTCAGTTCCAAAAACGTTTCAACGATTTGTTAAAACAAGACCAGTTCAATCCTGAAGGCTTCTCTGCTTTGATGGATGAGCAAATTAGAACAATTGCTTCTAGGGCGGCTGAGAACGGCGCAAACATTACTCGTCAAAACTTGACAGCAATGGCTTATGACATGAAGACCAGAGCTGAAGACCAAGACGCTATTCGCGGTATGCAGTCCTTAATTGGCGCACAACAAGGCGGCGGTGGTGCTCAAAACATCCAGTTTCAGGCTACACAGGCTTTTGGTTCTTATGAGCCAGAAAAGTATGAGTACAGAATCAATTCTGATACCGGCAGATTGCAAAGAAAGATAAAAGGACAATAACATGGCTGATTGGGAAGACGCACCGGCAAAAACAACAACCAAAGACACTGGTGGTTGGGAAGACGCGCCCGCGCCTAAAGCCAAGTCTCCCGGTCCTATTGTTGGTTCTGAAACCGCCGCACTGATACCAACAGGCGGAGAGCGCACTGTTCCGCGCAAAGGTGAATTAGCTGGAGAGCCTAGCTATTTGGAAAAAGCGTCTATGTATGCTTCTGCTGTTCCGGCAACAGGACTTGCGGCTGGAGCGCTTAAAACAGCGTCTGCTGGGACTAAATTTGCACCATACGCCGCAAAACTCGCCGAAGCGGTCATTCCTGAGACGGGTGCTGGACTTGCTAAAGCTACTGCGGGTGCCGCGGCATCTGCTATACCGGCGGAGTTTGTACGTTCACAACTTGAGCAAAGGGGCGCGTCTCCTCTCAAACAAGAAGTCGGTGAAGCTGTTACTGCGCTGAGTGTTGGCGGTTTAGAAGCTGGTGCATTAAAACTCGGCAGTAAAGGCTACAACTACGTCTCTAATCTTGTTAACAGGGCGTTTGGTACAGAGGCTAGAGACTTGGCTAATGCGCTGAGAAGCTACGCATCTAACCGAGCTGGAGGCGAAGCACAAGCCGCTAAACAACTGGCGACGCAAGCAGAGCAAAGAGCAACAACGGCTGAGAAGACTGCAACACAACAGGCTGGTCGTGCTGAACAGGCTTATGCCGCGGCGCCCGGTACTAAAACACAAAAGATTGCGGGTGAGTTCACAGCAGTGCCTGAGGAATCACAAACCATTGGCGACAGAATTAAAACCTACGCTGACAACGTTTACAACCAGTTAAAGAACGTTAGAAACAAAAACGCTGAGACTAATAAGACAGCGGCATTTAACGCGGCTAAAGAAAGAGAAGCCAGAGGCGAAAGTTACAGAGATACTCAGGCGTACAAAAAAGTTGATGATTACATCAAAAATGAAATTAAAAACTCATCTGTACAACCCATTATCTCTCAACTAAAAGAAGTGCAAAAAGCGCTGACTGGTCGCATGGTGGATGAAGCCAGTGGCGAAGTTGTACAAGTGCCTAGAAACTTTGAAGGATTAGAGCAGTTGCGTCGTTTCCTTGGCGACAGAGCTTATGGCTTACCCGCTGAAGGCTTTGACGCCATTTCTCAGCAACAAGCCGGAAAACTTGCCAAGATGGTTGAAGGTATTCAAAAAGAGTTTTCTCCCGGCATTGAGACGTTCCTCAATCAATACAAGGCTGATTCTGAGCCTTTGAGAGCTTTTCAGTCTAAGGTAGGGAAAGCACTGATAGACCAGCAATTAGCGGCTAAAGAAGGCTTGAATTACGCCAAAGTACCGGCTGAGAGCATACCCGGTCGCGTGTTTCAAAACAGAGAAGCGTACCAAAACTTGATTGATGCCTTTGGTGGCAATCGTGCTTTTGCAGAAAACCAAGCGCAGAAATACTTTGCGGGTGAAATGCGCAAATACGCTGGTAACCCAGACGCGCTCAAGAAGTTTATTCTTGACAATTACAGTATGCTCAAGTTGACCAACTCTATGCCTATGGCGGAGCAGATTACACAGGCTACTCGCACAGCTACTCGTCGTGCCGGTACGGCTGAAACGGTTGGCAAAGAAGCAAGAGACGTACAAAAAGCCGCGCAAATCAATAGTAAAGAATTTGAGACGTTGCAATCAAACATTAACAGCGCTCAAACCAACGCTGAAGTTGCCGCGCAAGGCAGAATCTTGGCTAAGAAACTTTACTCGCAAAACACCATAAACCAAAAGGTCTATGAGCAAATGAATAGTTTGGCTAATCGTGTTGAGCAATCTGCAAAAGACGTTACAAGAGCTAGAAGTGAATTGATCTGGGGAACCGGTAAATTACTCGGCGCTGGGGCGCTTGGTACCGGCGCTTATTTTGGTTTGAAATCACAGTTTGGAGAATGATATGCCACTTGCAAAAGGCTCTAGTCAAAAGACAATATCCAAAAACATCAAGAAAATGGTCAGAGAAGGTTACAGGCAAAAGCAAGCCGTAGCCGCCGCTTTGTCCTCAGCCCGTAAATCCAAAAGAAAGTCTAAGCGGTGATTAAAAAAGTCAAAGAAAAGGGCATAAACCCTGAGCTGGAGAAAGCCATTAACACCATGTTGGCGGCAGTCATGATTGATTCCACAGCGACAATTACGGATAAGACTAAAGTGATAGACCGTGCTTTGAAGATAGAAGCCATCAAAATGAAGATGCAAGATGATGAGTGGGGCAGTGGTTTTGGTCTTGGCGACGAGGACGAATAAGGTTAAACTATGAATATCTTTTACAAAGAAGGGGATATTTATGGATGCAGTAGCCTTGGTACGTCTAGCGTTAGGGGTCATCACAGACCGGCTCATCACGATTTTGGCACTTTCAATGTCGTGCGCACTGGCTTGTTGGACGATGTGGGGTCCAGAGTGGGACAGGGTAGCAACCCTCCTGATATTTGTGGTGTTCAGTTATTTGGTGATTCAAAACAAGGAGAGAAACGATGAGAGATTACAAAGACCTAGAGAAGAAGTCTAGCGTACCGCAAGGTGGAGACAATTTGAACTGGGGGCAAAAGTACGCTCATGCAGTTCGCCCTCAAAAGCCGTCTGACAACACCCAAATGGGTCAAAACAGATGGACACCCGGCACAATGCCAAAAGGCGGTTACAGGACCGTATTTGATTTTTCTGAAGGTTCAGACAGCACTAAGCTATCTCCTACCTCTGGCGGCGGCAAAAAGGTGTACTAATGGCTAATAATATTGCTTTTCAGGCTATGGGCAACACGGTTGCTTGTGTGGCTAGTGCCGCCAACTCGCAATCGACTGTGAGCACCATAACCGCAAACACACCTTGCCAACAGTATTTGCTGACAAACCAAGACACTGTTAATGTGGCTTTTGTGCAAATCAGCACCAGCAGTACATTCAACGTTGCTTTGCCTACAAACACAGTGAGTCAGCAAGTGTTTCCAGTGCTTCCTTTTGACCAGAAAGTTGTTACAGCGCCGCAAGTCAGCGCAACAGCTAACGTTTATGCCCGTGTCATTTCTATTGGCACAACAACTGTTTACATCACACCCGGAGAAGGACTATGAACATTCAAGAATATTTTCAAAACTTTATTACTAAGATTGGAGCATCTGTGGAATCTACCGAACACAATGTTGCCAAGCAGTTTGCTGAGTATGTTGAAGGTGAGCAAAAGATTGAAGACGCAATTGCTTTATTAACTTCTAACGGATACACCGTAACTCCTCCAGCACCTCCCGCGCAGTAATGGACCCGTTTACCCTTGCCATGATGGCGTTCTCCGCGGTCAAAAGCGGAGTCGCCGCCTACAAGGAGATAAAACAAACAGGCGGGGAAGTTGTTCAAATTGTTAATGAGCTAAGTGGCGCACTTGGCTCTTTTTTTGACCATCAAGACGCGGCTAAAAAAGCAGACGCAGAGCTAAAGAAAAACCCACCTAAGGGAAAATCATTACAAGCTATTGCCTTAGAGAACGTACTGCGCAAAAAACAACTAGAACAAGCTGAGTACGACTTGCGTCAAATGCTGGTCTATGAGTCTCCTCCTGAGTTGGGCGCTGTTTGGACCGAGTTTGAAGCAGAAAGAACAAGACTGGTTAGAGAACAAGACGCACTAGACAAGGCGCAAAAAAAAAAGGATGTTCTTGAATCATACGAAAGGCGTATGCGACAAGATCAAATCAAGATTGGCGTCGCAATCTGTATTGCAGTATTTGTCGTGGCGTTCACCATTGGCGGCTTGATGTACCAAATCCACTTGTGGACAGAGGAGAGAAAGCGAGAGGAACGTTGGTATATTGAGTTTCACAGGAAATTCGAGGAAAATAGTAAGGAAATCGAGTGCTACAAAATCTTTAGAGATACAGGGTACTTGCCAAAATATTGTAAGGATTGACATGAACTGGTTAGCTCAAATTGCACCCACAATAGCCACTGCCCTTGGCGGTCCATTCGGAGGATTAGCGTATGAAGCAGTATCAAAAGTGCTTGGAGTTTCTCAAGACGATGCAAAGAAAATGCTTGATGATGGCAAACTCACCGCAGACCAGATTGCAAGCGTTCAGCAAGCCGAGATTCAATTAAAAGCCAAGGCACAAGAACTAGGTTTAGACTTTGAGCAATTGGCTGTACAAGATAGAAGCTCTGCAAGAACAATGCAGATTGCAACTCAATCTTGGATACCTCCTATTCTTGCGATAGGTATTACAGGCGGGTTTTTCGGAATACTTTTTGGCTTAATGTATGGTCAAGTGCAACATACGCCTCAAATTGACATTATGTTGGGTTCATTAGGAACTGCTTGGACAGGTGTTGTTGCTTTTTATTTTGGTAGTTCTGCTGGTTCACAAGCTAAGGACCAGCTACTGCATCAATCTACTCCAGCGGGGTCAAAATGATTAACTCAAGAGACTTAAATGAATTACTTCCAGAAGTTAAAAGCCGTGTTGAACACTTTATACAGTTGTGCAAAGAATCTGATATTGACTTACTTATTACAAGCACATATCGTG